CATCGCAACCGGAAATTCCGGGTCGGAGAGGGAAAAGTTACTGCTCCGCATATACGGCGGCTTCGGCTTCCGCGACCATCGTAATCCAGCGGATCAGCAGCTGGAGACGCACAGGCTTTCCGCGAGACAGCTTCTTTGTAGCTCCCTCGCCCAGCATTTCATCCAGGAACCCGCGCGCCGTGTCGCAGTCGGCGAGGATTTCATCGGTTCCGAAGTCAGAAACGGGACGCTCGGCGTATTTCGAGAACTGCTTTTGCAGGGCATTGGCCCTGGCAATGATCTCCGTATCGGACATCAGCAGGTCAAACACATTCCCGTTGATCTCGATCTGCGGAGTTTCCACCGGAAGGGTCAGCTTAATCATTGCTTTTCCTCCTCCAAAGAAAGAGGGCGCGGTTTTACCCGCGCCCCGAAGCGTTACGCGGCAGGCGTGTACGTGGTGTCGGCCCAGGTCAGGGTCGTCGGGTTGAAGATGCCCTCGGTCATGTCGCCGATCTGGTGGAAATTGCCGGTGATCTTGGTGATGCTCTTGGGGTCGCCCGCCGGGGGGGTGGCCTCCACGGCGATGGTGAACTTGCGGGCGTAGTAGCTTCCGGAAACGGCGCCGTCCGCCTTGTTCATGTCCACGTCCACGAAAATCCGCTCGCAGTCGGAGCCGGTTTTCTGCCCGCGTGCGATGGTCAGGATATCGTCGATCACGGCCTCGCCTTCGTGCACCTGTGCCTCGAACGAGAACTTGTTCTTGTAGCCGATCACAGAGGGAGAGCCGTTCACGTCGCCGACGAACGCGGAATCGTCCATCTCGGGGCTGTTTTCCTCGTTCACCTTCACGAAGCCGGTGTTGACGTAATGATAGGTAGGCGTCGCGCCGATTCCGTAGAACTGGCGCAGAAGGGAGCGTACGAGCTTTACGGACATTCTCTGATGTCCTCCTTTCAGTCGATGGAATAGTCGATCTCAATGCTTGATCCATACAGCCATTGAGTTTCGTCACGGTCCACATACCCTGGCGCTCCGTTTGTTCGGATTCCGGTCACGGCCCAGCCGGTGCCGGAGGGGTATATGGAAAGCTTGTTGAGGTATTCATGAATGGAAAACAGCGTATCGCGAACAGCACCCTGCTCGGAATGCTTCCCATTCAAGACGCACTGCATCGAATAGGAGCCTCCGTGCGCGAGTGTGGATTCGCTCACACTGCCGGTGGACGGAGCGATACACAGGCCGTTTTCGGCAGGCAGGGGGCCATATACGAGCGCCGCATAGTATCCCTGTGCGTCGATCAGCGTTACGACCGCATCAAGGATTTGCTGCTGTATGCTCATTTACTCTCCCCCCGTCATTTTGGCGGCCATGTCGCGCCACTTTTTCAGCCGTTCGGCCTTGGCTTTCTCGCACCATTGCAATGATGCGTTGGGATTTTTTGTCGTTTGCGGGGTGCCCGTGTAGTACACTCTCCGGGCGTAAGGCGTGTTCCAGATAATCAGGCCCTGATCAGGCTGGGAGGCCGAATAGCTGCTTTTTCGCAATGTGCCTTTATCGATGCGGACGTACTTGTTGCAGTCCTTTCGAATCACGACGCACAGCTTGTACAGCCCAGCCCCCCACTTATCCCGGATTCCCCTTACAATCCCGTTGGTGTTGACCTCTACACGCAGGTTAGCCACTCAGCCCCACCTCGTAATGATGCAGTTTCCGCTTGTCGTAATGGGGTTCCATGGTCTCGACGCGATACTCCGACCCGTTCCACAGCACATACTGCCCTACCGCGAAGGTGGTTCCGAGAGGCTTACTGTTGCGGGCATCGAAGAACAGAAGCGCGGAAAGCTGCTTCTGAATCGCGTCGGCGGTAAGCACCTGGCGATTGGACGGCTCCACGCGGATGCGAGAGAGTGATGCAACGGTCGTGTAGGTTCTCTTTTGGTCGCGGTCAAGCGCCGCAGTTTGGAGCGTTGCCGAATGAATCAGCATGGAAACAGGCATGGGGATCAACCTTCATACCCCCTTGCATAGGCGAGCAGGTACGGAATGCACAATGCCGCCGGGGCGCAAAGCGCCGGACGGGGAGCCATAGAAAAGCTCACTTTCCCGGCGCTTGCGCTTTGCACCTGCGGTTCCGTCATCCCGGCGATTCCGCCCGTCTGGCTGATTGCCTGTACCTGATAGGCTACGGCCCGTTTCAGCATTGTCTGAACCACGGCAGGTAACGCCGATATGGTTACCTGCGCGTAGAAATTCATCGTATGCAGATCAACAAGACTTTCGGCCATGTCAAGGCAGGAATCAAAGTCAGACGGGGCGGCCTCCCCGGAATAGGTTGCGTATTGTTCAGCCGTCAGATACATCAGGTGCCCGTGCCGATGTCAGCGGTTACCACGGTATGGTAGCCAACGGACACGACCTTGCTGTCCTTAATGCCCGCGACCTCGATCACGTCACCGGCGGTGACGGCGATCTCGGTCGTGCCGCTGGTCAGGCTGGTTCCGTCATAGGCGGCACCGTAGACCGCGCGCGCGGAGGGATTCTTGATGTACTCCCACGACGTGGCGGAAGAACCGTCCGTCTTGGTGAGGATGGTCTTGCCGAGCGTAGTCGCGGCAGCAGCGGCCAGCGTCATCACGGTGGGCGCGTACACGCAGCGCACGGCAGCCGAGCGCAGCACCTTGTGGGCATAGACATGCCGGCCCTTGACCGCGCTCGCGCCAATGAAGTTCGCATCGCCGGACAGGTCCTGCAGCCCCACGGGGACTTTCCACGCGTTGACACGGGTCGCGAAACGCGGGTGCCCGCAGATCATGGCAAGGTTCGCGGTGGTGTCGTTCCATTCGATCACGTTAAAGCCCGCAAGGCGGCCGATAGCGCCGGACTGCTTCACGGCATCACCGAGGGCGGAAGCAGAGACGAACTCCGGGCTCTTGGTGATCAGGCCAATGTAATCCGGGGTAACAAGCGCATAGCGACCCATGCCGGGGATGTTGGCCTTGTCCATCGCCACGCGCTGGTCGACCAGCGTCGCATAGATGCTGTCCTTGTCCTGCGCCACGACGCCCACGACTGTGCCCGCGCCGAGCAGGGCCGTAGCGCCGTCGGTGTCCATCGCCAGCGCGAGGGAATACCCGGCGCTGTCCAGGCGTTCGGCCACAATGCCGTCGGGTACGGCCTGCGCATCGTAACCGTCGATGATTTCATTGACCGCCTTGTCCTTGTCGATCAGAATCTGGACGTAGGCGGTGCTGCCGGTGCTGGGGGCCAGACCGGACGCCTTGTCATAGTCGCTCGCGGCGACTTCGGTATCGCGGGTGGGGACCTTGACGGAACCGCTCGCAGGTTCGCCGTCATAATCGTTGTTGAACACGACGCCGTCCTTGAGAACCGTTTCCTTGCGCAGCTTTTCCAGCACAAGGCGGGAGTAGACTTCCTGATTGGTATGCGCCATTTAGCGCACCTCGCTTTCTTTATTTGGGGCGCAGCTCCGGGTTTCTCTCGTAGAATCTCTCTTCGAGGGACGAGAGCGCGCCGGGAGCGCTTCCGCTCACGCGCTGCGCCATCGCGCCGGGCTTCCCGCCGAACAAATAGGGTTTGCTTTCCTTGAGCTTTTCGAGGGCTGCTTTCAGTCCTGCAAACTCGCCCTTGTCGTTGGCCTTGGTTGCGTCCTCGCCCAACAGGGTCATAGCAACGTCAGGGTCAAGCAGGCCAAGCGCCGCGCCCTCTTTGGCGACTTCCGCGCTCAACTTGTACTTGAGCAGTTCGGCCTTGGCCTCGTCGATCTGCTTTTGTGCGTCGGGTGTAAGCGCCTTGGCTTTTTCGGCCTTTGCCTTCTCCATGACAGCCTTTGCCTCGTCCTCGCTCATGCCGTACTGATCGGCCATGCTTTTCAGCACGCCTTTTTCGGCGCGGCTGGTGCGCTCGTCCAGCGCTTTCATAAGCTCGCTGGCAAAATCCTTGGCGGACGGCGCGGGCGTAGTTGCAGCAGCAGAGGCTACAGTAGTGGTAGCGGCGGCAGACGTTGCCGCGGGGTTTTCTTCCGCAAAGAATTGCAGATTCAAGGGAAATTTACTCATGAGCGTACCTCCCGTGCTATGCACGTTATTTTCCGGCTTTCGCCGTTATTGTCCGCGCCAGTTTTATGCCGTACCGCGTCGGGGCATGAAAAAAGCGCCTCGCCCGTAGGCCTGCGCTTGATTCCGTTGTCATTCTCCGAAGAGGGCGTCACGGCTGCTTATGGACTTGTAGAAGTTATCCGGTTCGTCCACCGGATCACCAATAAACGCTGGCTGCTCCTGCTCTCCCAAATCCGGCTCGGCGTCGGGGAACAGGCTGAAAAGCACGCCACCTTCCGGTGCTACCTCAACCGTCCCGACAACTCCGTCGGATACGGTCAGCTGCACATCCCCCCAAGGGGTTTTCAGTTCCAGTTTCATGACGCCCTCCTGACGGCCTGTGTAGCCTTTCCGCTGATGCTTTGATTGTATCCGTATACCTGAGTGCGGGTGCTGTCATAGGGAAGCTCGGACTGC